AAGATATCTTAATGCATCTATACAATGGTTATTAAAATCTTGTGGTTTATCTAATACAATACCATTCTTGTCTGTAATGTATTCATATCCATATAGTTCATCTATAAGGTGAGTACTTTGTTTATCTACAACGATACCAAAGTTTTGTAGAACACCAATTCCAAATCTAATTGAGTCAGGTCCTTTCTTTACTGGCTTGATATTAAAACCAGAACGATATATTTCTTCAATCAATCGTGGCTCTGCACTATCAGCCCATATCTCTGTTTTACCGATGTTTAAATCTTTTAACTTTCTAATAATATCTTGTGTAGTTAAACCTCTATCATACATTAGTTCTCTAACATAAATCATATCGTGATGTTTATGTACAGCAACTAAAGCGGTTGGGTCTTGTGAAAATCCAAAGTCCATTCCAAATCCTACTAACTCGTGTATAGGCATCTCTTCTAATATTTGGAAGTTTTGGAATACTGCTTTCTCATTAACTGTGTATTCACCTAAACCATATATCTGATAATACTTTGGGTTTTTCTTTTTAAGAGCTTCTATCTCTTTTACCATTTGTTCTGGTAGATAAGGATTATCCTTGTATGTAGTCTTGAATATTTCTACATCATCCATATTACGAAGAAAGTGATAAGGTGAAACAGTTGGGTTATATGCTAAGATTATCTCACCACTTGTACGAATACTCAATTGGAAATAAGATTCTTCGTGTTGTTCTGATGCTTCATCTATAAAAAGTATATCACTTTTTACACCACGAAGTTTTTCTGCATCATCTGTATTTACGAAACTAATAAGTGAACCATTATTAAACGAATAAACCCTATCAGAGATGTTGTAAGACTCGTTTGACCATATTCCGATGTCTAACATTATTTCTTTAAAATCTTTGATTACAGAGCGTTTAAGAGAAGGAACTGTTCTTCTAACCACAGTTATATTTTGTGGTTCTTGTAATGCTTTTACTATAAGATACTGCAGGATGGCATAGGTCTTACCAGACCTAGTACCTCCTACATGGTGGGTGATTCTCTTCTTGGCTGATAGAAGATTATCAAAGGTTATGGTGGTGTTGATTTGTATTTCCATTATTCTTGTGAGCCTGATTTATTTATGTTCACAGTTATCTGTTGTATCTTCTGTTCTATTTCACCTTTTACCTCAACTCTTTGTTGTTTAGGTATAATGTATTCTAATATCTTCAAGTATAACTCTGCTGCTCTTACAGGGTCTTTCTGTCTTATCTTCTGTAAATCTTTCTTAAGGTTATCTAATCCTTCATCTGCGATACGAGCAAGTGTTAGTTTTGCTTGTTCTGTTGAACGATTTAATTTACCAGGTGGTCTACCTTTACTTAATTTATTTCCCTTTTGGAATGGCATGTTTTCTTATGTTATTTTTACATTATAACAAATATATATAACTATATATCAAAGAACTGTCTGTAATTGTGCTTTCCTTTCTCGTGTTCTATTCTTGTCTTTGCTATCTCTATATACTCATCTTCTCTTTCTATACCGATAAAATCCATACCTTCTCTTACTGATGCTTTACCAGTTGAACCACTACCCATAAATGGGTCTAATACTGTTCCACCTTTTGGTGTCACCATTCTTACCAAGTATGCCATCAAATCAGTTGGTTTAACTGTTGGGTGTATATTACCTTCTATTCCATCATTCCTATCTTTCTTTGATGCTTTTGGACAGTAGAAGAAACGAGATGCTCCACCTGTATCATCATAACCTTTATGAAATCCATTTCTTTCAGTATCGGTTGAGTGTAATGCATTACCTCCATAAGGATTAAATGTATTATGATTTTGTGATGACCAACCTTTTCTGTTTCCACTTTGTTCATCAAGTATTCTACAAGGACAGTTAGGGTCTGTGTGTATTACTCCACCTTTTGTATCGTTGTAGTTTGAAGGTGAGTTTGGTTTTACTCCTTTAATAAATCCTTCTACTTCATATTCATTATCTTTGTATTCGTATGGTTCTTTATCATTTTCTTTTACAATAGGATTTTCACAAGTGCATTCAAACATTATGTTTGCAGGAAATCTACCTTCTGTATTCCAACCTTCTTTCTTTTGAGTTGTTTTACCTTCACCAAATGGTTCTGCTTTACTTTCCCATTCATATCCTTTACCAATTCGTGGGTCATCATTATCAGTATAACCTACTCTACACCCATCTATGTTTATTCCACCTGTTCCCCATTCTAAAACATTTTGTGCAACTGAACCTTTGAATGGTTTTCTTGCCATAACGATTGGTTCGTGTGCAGGTTTAAGAGCAGTTCCCCAACCTTCGTATGGTGATGTTCCTTTGGTTATATCAAGGTCAATTCTATCTGCAGATTGCCACCCTTCATACATCTGCCCACTTTTCAATTTTATATTGTTTGTAGTTCCAACTACCTCTCTTTCATTACCAAGTAATTTATCTACACTCTTACCTATGTTATGTGATTTTGGAAATCCACTCCCATATACCCACATAATTTGGTCTCGTATCTCAAATCCTGCATCTTCTACTGCTACTGCTTGTCTGTGATATGTTCTACTATGTGAGAATGATAGGAGATGACCACCTGGTTTAAGAACTCGTAGAACTTCTTTCCATAGTTCTGGGTTGTTTGCAATACCACTATCATCCCAACCTTTACCCATGAAGCCAATTTCATAAGGTGGGTCTGTTACTACTGAATCTACTGAATTATCTTTTAACTCTTTTAACTTTTGGAGACAATCTCCTTTTAATAATGTAACTTTATTCATTGTATATATGTATATATTTATTTATTTCTCACTCCACAAACTACCTCTTGCTTTTCTTTCCATTATTTCTTTATTCTGTTCTGATAGTATATCCCATAAAAACTCTTGGAAATCACCATCGTTAGTAAAAAGTAAATCTGTTATTTCTTTTAGGTATTCTCTCCATTGGTATTGTCCTTCTTCTATATACCACTTTTTAATTGATGCTGGTGGTCTTGATGTATGCCACTCAAATAATCTTTTATCGTATTTAAGTTGTATTCTTTTTTTCTTTGTGTGAAACTTTTTGTAGTGTGTGTTTTTAAGTAGTGATGAAGTATCATTGATACTCCAATCTTTTTTTGCATAATTGTTACCTTTCATAAAATCACTACCGATTCTCTTATCTGTTTTTTTCTTCATTAAATGGATTGTTTATAACTTCTTTTAAATGTTCTTTTATCTTTTTTATATTCAAAAACACAGTTGATTTACTTAAACCTATTTCTTTACTTAACTCTTCCATTGTCAATTCACTAAATGTATATAACTCATACAACTTTGAACTACTCCACATCTTTGTTTTACTTAACCTATCTAACTCTTGTTTAATCATATCATATGCTTCGTGTAATCGTTTATCTGATTGTATATCATATGTTTCATACTCTTTATCAATTCTATCGTTTAGAGGTTGTGATTTATTCTCTCTCTTAATCCAATTAATATATCTACTACGAATAAAGTTATGACAATATAGTAAATTAAACGAATCGTTATAAAATAATTTATGATTATTCTTTTCACCAAGATACAAGTAAAGTTCTTGTACTAAATCTGATGATACTTCTTCATCTTTAGATTGATTATATGCACAAGCAATTAACCAAGAGTGATGCTTTTGATACAATACTCCTAATCTTTTAGTTGTTTCTTCTATACTACCTGAGTCAATTATCATATGATTTTAAAAATGAGTTAATAGTATCCACAGCTTTTCTCCAATGTTTAGCAGCAGAACCACAAGAACAAGGTTGTTTTTCTTGAGAACCTTTTATTTTCTTGTATGTATTCCATATGTAGCCTGTTAAACTTGTTGGTATGTGAGTTGTGAAAGAACTCATCTTTTCCCTCATCGTTGCTATTTCTTCGTTGCTAAATTTGTATTCCATCCTTATGTTTCTTACAAGTTAATTTATTTAACCATATTCTTCGTTCTTCGCATCCACAAGATTCATAACCTAATAAATCTACTGCGATGTAACTTGATATTCTTTTACCAAATCCAAGTGTTAGAACATGGATTAATGCTTCAACATAATCACCTATTTTTATTCTACACCACATTATTTTCCCCTTTTAGTTACTGGATTATATTTGTTACATA